CCTCTTTTTTCGCACACGCAAATCCCAGAGTCTGAACGAACCTGAACGAAATAACGGAGGTATTGACGTGCCAGCACCGAAAAAACCCACGCACCTGAAAGTGGTGATGGGCAATCCAGGCAATCGACCGCTCAACAAGCGCGAGCCTATCCCGGTTGGGAAACTCAAGGCCGCGCCGTCATGGATGAGCACAACGCAAAAGGAAGCGTGGGACTACGCGCTGGTTAACGCGCCTAGCGGGTTGCTCAAAATGCTAGATCAGTCGGCGCTTGTGGTCTGGGTCATCGCTCAAGACGCGCATAGGGTTGCGGCGCTTGATATTGCTGATCGTGGAGTGGTGACAAAGAGCACGCGCGGCGAAGAGGTCATCAACCCGGCAGTCAACGTCCAAGTCAAACAGGCTGCAATCATGCTTAGGGCGTCGGCTGAACTCGGATTCAGCCCGGCAAGTCGCAGCAAAATACAGGTGAGTGATGGCGAAGAAACGGAAGACCCGGCGGACAAGTTCTTCAACTGACCACCGCGTCACGGCTTACGCTCGTGATGTTGTGTCCGGCCGTGTCATTGCAGGGCCGCATGTGCGCAACGCGTGCCAGCGTCACATTGACGATCTGGCGTCTGGTGGTGAGCGCGGGCTGAGGTTTGACGCAGCCAGTGCGGATCGGGCGATAGAGTTTTTCGAGACCGTGCTGATGCTTAGCGAGGGGCAATTTGCCGGTCTGCCGTTTTTGCTGCACCCGTCCCAGGTTTTTATCATCGGCTCGATTTTCGGCTGGTTGCGTGCAGACGGCACGCGGCGGTTTCGGCGGGCATACATTGAGCAGGGCAAGGGCAACGGCAAAAGCCCGCTCGCTGCTGGTATCGGGTTGTACGGCATGATGTCTGATGGAGAGCCTGGCGCGCAGGTTTATGCTGCTGCTGCAAAGCGCGAGCAGGCCGGTGTGCTGTTTGCCGACGCCGTCAAAATGGTGCGGCAGTCGCCAGCGCTATCAAGCCGAGCCACGTTTAGCGGCGGGCAAGGGCGCGAGTTCAACATTGCCCACATCAAATCATCCTCTTTTTTTCGTCCGGTATCCCGCGACACTGGCAAAACGGGTTCCGGCCCGCGCCCGTATTTCGTGCTGGCTGATGAGATACATGAGTTGCCGGATCGGTCGATTTTGGAAACGTTGGAACGAGGCTTCAAGTTCCGCAGACAGCCGCTTTTGTTCATGATTACGAACTCAGGCACTGACCGAAACTCGATTGCGTGGGAGGAACACGCGCACTCTGTATGCGTTTCCGCTGGCAGTGCAGACGCTATACTCGATCCCGCGTATGTCGGCGGCGTGGTTGACGATGTAACGTTTGCCTACGTGTGCGCACTCGATGATGGCGATGATCCGCTGACCGATCCCGCGTGTTGGGCAAAAGCCAATCCGCTACTTGGCGTGACGATAACAGATGAGTATCTGGCCGAGATCGTGGAGCAGGCTAAAGCCATCCCTGGCAAACTCAACGGCATTTTAAGGTTACACTTTTGCGTGTGGACGGATGCCGATGAGGCGTGGATGACAAGAGCAACACTTGACCCTGCGCTTAGCAAGTTCGATCCGATGGATTACGCTGGCGAAACGGTATACCTCGGGCTTGACCTGTCGCAAAACCGGGACATTACCGCGCTTGGGGCGGTCGTAAAGACCGGAGAAAACGACGCTGGCAAGCCAACATTCCACGCATGGGTAGAGGCGTGGACGCCTGGCGACACGATTGACGCGAGAGAGTTGCGCGACAAACTACCCTACCGCGTGTGGAGGGACGCCGGTTACCTGCACGCACCGCCTGGCGCTAGCATCAACTATCAGCACGTTGCCCAACTGGTAGCGGAATACGATGAGCGGTACAACATCGCAATGCTGGCTTATGACCGCTACGCGTTTCGGCGTTTTGAGGCCGAGGTCGAATCGATCGGTCTGTCGATACAGTTCGCTGAGCACCCTCAGGGTGGTATGCGTAAGGGCAAACCAATTTGCGAGGGAGGCGAGGGGCTTTGGATGCCCGGCTCTGTGCGACTGTTCGAGGACGCATTGCTTGAGGGACGTGTTACTATAATTGACAATCCGGTGCTTGTATCGGCCATCATGTCGTGCGTGAGCGATGGTGACAGGTGGGGAAATAACTGGCTATCAAAGGCAAAATCGGTCAACAAAATCGATGCGGCAATCGCATTGATCATCGCGTTTGGCGCGGCTCACGCGGTGCTATCGGAGCAGAGTGTTGACGTTTCCGAGTTCCTCGATAATCCGCTGGTACTCTAATGCTATCGATTAAGTCGGTAATGTCATGGTTTGGGCTTGGCTCTGCGATCAGTGATCGGGCTGGCGAGCAAATTAACCTGCCGTTGACTCCGCTTGTGTCGGGCACGTCAAACGTAGGCGTTGACGGAGCGCTACAAATTGCAGCAGTTTGGGCGTGTGTTGACCGCCGAGCTACTACCATAGCGAGCCTGCCATTTTTTGCGTATCACCAACGCGACGGGCAAAAAGTTCTAGCGCGTGAGACGTTGCTGTTTTCGCTTCTGCACGATTCGCCCAATTCACGCATGACGCCGTTTGAGTTTTGGCGGGCCATGATCCTAAACCACGACCTTCGCGGCAACGCTTACGCTCGCATTGATCGAGGTCGCGGTGGCGAGGCTATAGCAATGTGGCCGCTTTCGGCTGACCAAGTTACCGAGACTGTGCTTTCTGATGGCTCTATTGTCTATAATTACCGCGTCGGGTCTGATGTAGCGGTTATAGCGCAAGAAAACATGTTAGTGCTTAAAAACCTCGGCAATGGTACTACCGGGTTGTCGAAACTTGAGTTTATGCGATCCTCAGTCGATGAGCAGGCCAAGGCGCAGCAGTCTGCGGCAACGATGTTCGGTAATGGAGGCAAACCGACCGGCGTGCTGATGATTGATAACGTTTTGTCGAAAGATAAGCGCGATCAAGTGCGAGAAAGTTTCTCGGGATTGGCTGAAGGTAGCACGTCTCGTCTGATGGTGCTAGAAGCAAAAATGAAGTACCAACAAATAAGTCTTACGCCTGAGCAATTACAGATTATGCAAGCTCGGAATTATGGTGTTGAGGAAATCAGCCGGTGGTTTGACGTGCCGCCGGTTTTGATCCACGCGTCAACGCAAACGACATGGGGATCAGGCATCGAACAGATTGTCGATGGCTATCACAAATTGTCGGTGCGTCCGATGCTGGTTAACATCGAGCAGGCCGTACGTAAACGCGTCATGACACCATCGCAGCGCGCTAAAATGTCTATCGAGTTTAGCCTTGATGCGCTGCTGCGTGGTAATGCACCGCAGAGGTTTGAGCTTTACGCAAAGGCCGTGCAAAACGGAGTGATGACCCGAAACGAGGCTAGGCAGCTAGAAAACCTGCCGCCCGATCCATCCGGCAGTGCGCTTACTGCGCAGACAAACCTCGCGCCGCTTGATATGCTAGGCAAAGTACCGGCAACATCCGCACCACCGCCAGACCCGATACTACAGTGAGGCAGACATGATCCTCCGAAAAACAATTCCGCTATCGTTAGCTGGCCTGAGTGTTTCGGAATCCGAATCAGGCGGTTTTTCTGGTTACGCGTCTGTATTCGGTGGCGTTGATTCGTATGGCGACACAATCGCGCCTGGCGCTTTTGCTGAGACTTTGCAAAAGCACGGCCTCCCGAAGATGTTTTTTAACCACGACTGGACGATGCCCGTTGGGAAATATCTCAGCGCCGAGGAAGATAGCACTGGACTGAAAGTAACCGGCGAGTTTACGGATGGTGTGTCAATCGCGTCCGATGTACGTGCAGCGATGAGGCACGGCACGATTGACGGTCTTAGCGTTGCTGGTTATGTAGATAGCGGCGACTACAAAACTGAAAACGGATCACGTCTTATCCAGCGCTGGACTCGGTTGATCGAAGTTTCGCCGGTTGTTTTCCCTGCGGACGAATCCGCCAGGGTAGACGCTGCAAGCATCAAGTCAGAAGTGGCTGAGGCAATATCGAGAATTGAGTCTGTGCGTGATGTTGAGCGGCTCCTGCGCGATGCAGGCGGCCTGTCAAAAACAGCAGCGGTTGCGCTCATTTCTCGGATGAAATCGGTGCTTAGCGATGTGGGTGATCCAATCGATTCGCAAGCCGATCAAAAAAAATACGCCGATATCGTTGCGCGAGTGAACGCGTCGATTCGGCTTTCGGAACGCTGTATTTAAACAAGGAACATCAAAATGACTATCGAAGTTGTGATGAAGTCGCTCGAAAAGTTGGAAGCAAATCTGTCGCAGATGGCTGCGAAGGCCGATGCTGAGGCGGCTGCCAACGGCTCTGTATCCAGCGACACCAAGGCCGCGCTTGCATCGCTCGGCGACAAACAGCATGAGCTTGCTGAGCGGCTTGTTGCGGTCGAGCAAAAGAGCGTTACCCCGCCCGGCAATGCGGATACCGACGCGTCGTGGGGCGCGCAACTGGTAAAGGCAAAATCGCTTGAGTCTTTCCAGCGCGGCGAAACTGGCAAGTGCCGGATCGAGGTGAAAAACACGCTGCTTGGCTCTGACACCAACGTTGCACCGGATCGCAAGCCGGGCATTGTTGCCGGTGCATCGGTGCCGCTGACGATTGAGGCATTGCTCCCGGCGCTGCCCACTACGTCCAACGCGATCGAGTTTACCAAAGAGCTTTCGTTCACAAAATCTGCCGCCGAAACCGCTGAGGGTGTGCTTAAGCCTGAGTCGTTGATTACGTTTGCGCTGGTCAACATGCCGATCTCAACGGTTGCGCACTGGATCAAGATTAGCAAACAGCTTGCCAGCGACAACACCGCACTTGCGGCATATGTTAACCAGCGGATGGTCTACGCCGTAAACCATCGCGTTGAGACTCAGCTTGTTGTAGGCGATGGTGTCGCGCCGAATATCAGCGGCATTTTCGACACTGGCAATTTCACGGCTCACGGTTACGCGGCTGCGGCACTCGGCGCTACTTTGCAAAAGCTAGTGCTGATTCGCAAAATCATGGCGGATGGCTGGAATGCCGGTTACCCCGCCGATGCGATTTTGCTGAACCCGGTTGATTGGGCGCAGATTGAGATTGACCTGCTCACCACGTCCGCCAACGCGGCCCGCGTGCAGTACGATGCTGCAGGTAACCCGTCGCTGTTTGGCGTCCGCGTGTTCCAGAGCGTCGGCGTTGCGGCTGATACCGTGGCTGTTGGCGCATTCTCACAGGCGTACACAGTTCACAACCGCGAGGGTGTGATTGTCGAGTTGTCGGATTCGGACGGCGACAATTTTACCAAAAACCTCGTGACTCTGCGCGCCGAACGCCGCCTTGCACTGGCAACCGAAATCCCCGGTGCTGTGCGTGCTGGTGACCTCACCCCGCTGTAATTACCGGTGCGGGCCTCAGCAATGAGGCCCGCGTCCCCTAGGGGGGAATGATGCTGCTGAACATCACATTTACCCAGCGCGGATGCTGCACGCTAACCGGCAATTTCGTGCCTGGTGATATAGCTCGGGTGCCGTCTGGGCTTGCGGATCATCTTGTGCGTGTTGCACGTTGCGCACGCTACGATGAGCTGCCGACTGCGGTTGAGGCTACTAATAATGAGCCGATCGCTGAGCCGCTGGAAGTAAAGCCAACGCGTGGCCGTGGCCGCCCGAGAAAGGTTCGGTAGTGCTAATCCTGATTACGCCAGCAACGTCTGAGCCTATCACTGTTGACCAAGCGCGAAGTCATCTTCGCCTCGGCCACCAGCATCAGGACGCGCTAATCCAGACTCTGATATCCGCTGCCCGAGAGGCCGTAGAGTTGGAGACCGGGAGAGCACTTGCTGTCGCGAGTTACGCATGGACGCCTGAGAGTGATTGCGCATCGGCGCAGTTTGTGCCGATCAGACCGGCAACAATCACGTCTGCCGACGGCGTGATACCGGTTGAGTTTACCACCGTGCCTGGCGCTGCACCGCCGTCGATTGTTGCCGCAATGCTGCTGATTATCTCCGATCTGTACGAGCATCCCGATGCAACAATTGTCGGCCAGAGCGTAGAGATCAACCCAGCAGTTAGCCGGTTGTTGTACCCGCACAGATTGACGGTGGGCATATGAGCGGCGCTCGCTACCGGCACGTAATCGACATAGACCGGCCCGTGAGCGTGCAGGACGATGTGACCGGCGATATAACGATTAGCTGGTCGCGCTGTTACTACAGCGTCCCGGCGTCCGTATTGACCGGGCCTGGTCGTGAGCATGTGGTGTCCGGTGCTGAGCGGCCTGATGTTGATGCACGGATAGCCACGCGATGGTTTGACGGGTTGGAGCCTACAATGCGGATCGTTTTTGAGTCAGTGATCTACGAGATAATCTCGATTGACACTGACGCAACAGGTCGCGGCGAATATCGGATCGGGTGCAAACGCGGAGTGTCGCACGATGGCCGCTGACCCGATCATGGATATCAAGATTGAGGGCCTTGATGGTTTGCTTGATCGGATGAAAAAGTTTCCGAAAGAAATGGCAGTGCGAGGCGGGCCGATTCGCGCTGCGCTTGCTGCTGGCGGTAAAATCGTGCGCGAGGAAGCTAAGGCTAACGTGCGCAAGATCATCCAAGAGCCTAACAAGGGCGGGCTTGATTCTGCGAGTACCGGATTGCTGGAAAAAAACATTATCCAAAAACGCCACCGCGACCCGAAAAAGCGCGACCCGAAGGCGAGCGAGATTTACAGCGTTCGAGTGCGCAGGAAAAAGACAGGAAAAGGCGTCGACATAACTCGGTACGCGAAAATCTTGGAGTTTGGGTCTGAGCATATCAGCGCTAAAGCGTGGCTGCGAAACGCTGCAGCGTCTAAGCGGCAAGAAGCTATACAGGTTATTGCGAAAAAGCTTGCGCAAGGGATTGCAAAGATTGAACGAAAGCTGGGCGGTAAATGATTATCCCGCCAGTATTCGCCAGAGTTAACGGCAATCCGGCAGCAAAAGCCGCTCTACTAAAACCAGATGGCATTGTGTCGCTTTTTTACGGCGTTGCGCCACAATCAGCAGCAACGCCATATGCCGTTTGGCAGGTGCTTAGTGGTGTCCCCGATATCGTGTACAGCGGATCGGAGCCATCGACTAGAATAGCTGTGCAAATCGATGTGTACGATGTAGCAATTAGCGGATCGATTGCGGTAGCTGATGCGGTTCACGACGCGCTCGCGGAGTCTGTACACCGCACGCGGTTTGATGTGCAGCGAGAGCCTGACACTGACCTGATGCGGGTCAGCATGGATTATGATTTTTTGGTTTAACACGAGGACAAGAAAATGTCGCAAAACGCTATCAAAACTCAATTGACGCAAATCTACGTGGTTAACGGCCCGACGGTGGCGCTTGAAATCGGCTGCGTGTCTAACCTGACGCCTGGCGGTAGCTCGCGGGATCAGATTGACACGACATGCCTCACCGACGTGGAGAAAACGTTCGAAAATGGCCTCGGTAATCCGGGGCAAGACACGTTTGACATTGTGTTTTCGCCATCTGACACATCGCACCAGTTGATGGAGACGATGCTACAATCCGGCGACAAAGCGCAGTGGTATGTCGGGCTTAGCGATGGTGTCGCAGCGCCGACCGTTGCCGCCAGCGTAATTACCGCACCGGCAGCGCGCACCGGGTTTGTGTTTACGGCGTCTGTGTCGGATGTGTCGTATGCAATCCCCGGCAATGAGGTTGTCCGTGCAACTGTGACGTTGCAGCGCTCAGGTGCCCGTGCATGGACGTACAAGGCATGAGCGTTGTTGATTCCATCGCTAGCAGCGGCGGGTTTGTCTCTACAAAAGTGGTTGCGCGCGAGGTATCGTGGTCGTGGGTTGATCCCGAGAGCGCGGAGCAAAAATCGGCTACGATCACAGCGCACTATGCTGACCTATCAGCCGGTGTAGTGCGTGACATTTTCCGGTCTGACGCTGCTGGACGCGATGAGCGTTTTTTGTCTGCAATCCTGCGCAACGCAGACGGCACTACTGGCATTACGGTTGAGCAAGCGGCAAAGCTGCGTGCTAGCGCGTTGTCTGCACTTGTCGCGGCGGGGTTGGATGTTATCGGCATGGGTGATGACGCGGGCAAAGCCGAAAAAAAAACCTCCGCGTAGCAACCGAAAAATTGTGGCATGACTTGGCGCTTGCGCTTGGTGACACGGTGACATCGCTACAGGCACGGATGCCGCACAGCGAGTTTCGGTCTTGGGTCGCGTACGTGCAGCTTTACGGGCCAATCGACTACGCGAGGCGCTATGATTACCCTGCCGCGTTGGTGTCATGGATGCAAGGTAGAGTTACGCAGGGGTCTGTAGATGACCTGATGCCATATCGCTGCGATCCTGTTGATGCGCCAGAGGAAGGCTGGTCTGAGGTCGATCAAAAACTGCTGAGGTTATCACATGTCGCTTAGCTCTCTAGTTGTTGATCTGATACTACGCGCGGGCGGGTTCGAGACCGATATGAAACGCGCTGCGAACAGCGCGGATCGAAACGCAAAGCGGATGCGCAAATCGTTTTCAGATGCCGGTAAAAAAATCGGCACGGCGCTTGCTGCTGGGATAACGGTTGGCGCGGCTGCAATAGCGGCTGGGGTCAAGTCCGCGATCAACGCGGCCGATGAGATCGGCAAAACGTCGCAGAAAATCGGAATATCGACAGAATCGCTTTCGTCGCTGAAACTCGCTGCCGATCTTTCCGGAGCGTCGTTTGAAAAGCTAAAAAGCGGCGTTGTCAAGCTCAGCGATGGGCTTGACGTAAACGCAAAGTTGTTTGACGCAATAGGCGTTAGTGTAAAAAACACCGCTACCGGTGATTTTTTGCCGATGGATACCATCCTGCGCAAAGTTGCGGATGTTTTCAAATCGCTGCCGGATGGTGTTGACAAGACGCGGCTTGCAGTTGACCTGTTTGGTCGCGCAGGTGCCGACCTGATCCCACTGCTAAACGGCGGTGCTGCTGGATTTGACGAAATCCGCAAAAAGTCAGACGAGTTTGGCGCGACAGTTAGTTCAAAAACCGCTCAAGCCGCTGCGGATTTCAACGATAAACTGACTGAGACAAAGGCTGCAATCGGCGGCGTGTTTTTGGGTGTGGCCGAGGATTTGCTGCCGACATTGACAGACCTAGCAACACAGATATCATCTCCTCAATTCCGCGATGGGTTTGGCGCTATTGTAACCGGAGCGGTCAATGCTGCGGCTGCGGTAGCTAATCTAATCTCTGCAACGGGTAATCTTGTCAAGTTAGTCGCGGAATCTGCTGCGGCGTCAGTATCCGGGCCAGCAATTGGTGATGTTGTCAGGCTTGATGATAGGCTTTCAAATCTACAAAATCAGAGGGATAGCAAGGTTCGCGCACGCGGCGGAAACGATACCGCCAACGATATCAAACAGCTTGACGAGCTAATAGCAAAAACAAAATTGCTCATCAATCTGTCGCAGCCGGATGCCGCCACTACCGAGCCAGCAGCTACTGCGACGCCTGGCCGAACGAAAGGCAAAGACGATATCCTTGCAGGGCTGAAGGCTCTGCGCGATGAGGCTGACGCGGAAAAGAAACGAGCGGAGGCCGGGAAGAAACGTTCGGAGTCGTCCCGCGAGCAGGTGCGGCTTGCAAAGGAACAGCAGAAGATCGACGAGGACCGTGCCGCTGCGGCTGCCGATTTTGCCACACAGTCAGCATCAATTGCGGCGCAGTTGGAAGGGCCTGTTGCGCAGGCCAATCTTGCGTACGCGGATCAGCAGCAGCGTCTTGTCGATCTTGCAGCGGCTGGCACAGTGTCCAACGAGGCTCTATCGCAGTCGCTTGCTAACTTGGAGCAATTGCGGCTTGCTGAGGTTGAGTCGATCAACGCGCAGCTAACACCAGCGCAGCAGCTGCTTGATGAGCTAGCATTCGAGCAGTCGCTGCTCGATGCAACATCCGATGAGAGAGAACGCGCTATTGTGCTGCGCGGGCTGGACGCCGAAAGCATCGCGCTTTACGGCGATCAGATTGCGGCGGCGAATCAAAAGATAATTGACTCGCGCGAGGAAATCGAAAAGTTGGATGCTGTGCGCGCCACGGCGTCAAACTTTTTTGCAGACTTTGCGAAAAACGGAATTGGCGCGCTGGATCGACTTAAGGATAAAATCACCGACCTTATTTTCCAAAAGTTGGGCGACCAGCTAGCCGAGTCGCTTTTCGGCTCGCCTGGGCAAAGTAGCGGCGGCAGCATAAGCGGGTTTGGGTCGATCCTCGGAAGCTTGTTCGGCGGCGGATCGGCTAAGGGCAACGCGTTTGTGTCGGGCGAAAAAGTGACTGCGTTTGCCAACGGCGGCGTGGTTTCTCGGCCGACGCTTTTTGGCATGTCACGCGGTCGCGTTGGTGTTGCTGGTGAGGCAGGGCCAGAGGGCATATTGCCGCTGCGCAGGACGCCTGACGGCAAGCTCGGCGTAATGTCGAGCGGTGGCGGTGGTGTCACGCAAAACAATACGTTCGTGATCGAGGGGCGCATTGATAGGCGAACACAGCAGCAGATCGTTGGCGCAACTGGTCGGCAGATCAATCGAGCCACTGCGAGGAACGCGTGATGCAGACACACATCAACCAGTCGATGGCGGCATGTCCAGCGTTTGGGTTTGACGGATCGGGGCGATGGAATACACGGATTGTAGAGACCAACAACGGCAAAGAAAAACGGGTTGGTTTGTGGCTCAAACCACGGCACACGTTTACCGCGCCGTATCGCAATATCAGCGTTGACGCATGGCGCGGCATCCGGGACATGTTCAACGTTGCTCGTGGCCGGCTTTTGGCATTCCGGTTTCTGGATCACCGCGAGCCGCCCACAGTGGATGCGCAGTTTGGCATTGGCGATGGCGTGCAGACCGTTTTCCAACTCTCAACAGCGGTTACGATTGACGGCCTGACGTTTACGCGGGTTGTTAGCGCACCGCGTGCTGGCGTGTCGGTTAGCGTTGATGGCGTGCCATCTTCACCGACGATCAGCGACAGTACCGGGGCGGTAACGTTTGCCGTTGCCCCGGCAATTGGTGCTGTGCTGCGGTGGTCTGGCACTTATGATCTGTGGGTGCGGTTTGATTCCGATGATCTTCCGTTTTCGCTGGACAACGTAAACGCGCATAACGGTTCTGTTTCTGTCGTAGAAGTAGAGCCGCCGAGCGCATGAAAAGCATCCCGGTAACGCTACAGGCCCACAAAGATGCGCAGGCATCTGCGGCATGTCATCTGGTGCGTATCACGCCAGTGGTCGGCAACAACTCGCCGCCAGCGTTTGGCGTCACGTCGCTTGACGTGGATGTTGTCTACGATGATGGCAACGGGCCGCTAACCTACTACGCGAGCAACGGCGCGGACATATCGAGCATCGCGTCATCGCTCAATCTTGACGTTGACAATGCGGAGATTACATCGCTGCTATCTGAGTTTGACATCGGGACGATAACAGAAGCCGATGTTGCATCGGGCAAACTGGATTATGCCGAGTTTATCGTCTATCTAGTCAACCCGGATGATCTTGCGGCTGGTCATGAGATCGTGAGCTCTGGCACACTTGGCGAGGCGCGTACGATTGACGGCGCAAGCGTAGTCGTTGAGATGCGCGGGTTGTCGCAAAAGCTAAAGCGCTCGATTGTTGAGCGCGATTCGATTCGCTGCCGAGCGATTTTTGGCAGCATGGCAGGCGATCCCGGCGTAAGGTTCCCGTGCAATTTCGACATATCTGCGGAATGGATCGCGGCCACAGTTTCAGGCGTTGGCGCTGAGCCAGATCGGCAATTTTCGCTGTCAGGCGTTGCCGTGCCAGATGGGTTTCTAGCGCCAGGAGTAGTCGAGTGGTTGACCGGGGCAAACACCGGCAGGACGCACGAGATCGAATCGCAGATCGGCGCGACGTTTGATCTTGCGTACCACGCGGATTTTGATATCACTGTTGGCGATACAGCGCGAGTTCGCCGCGACTGCGCAAAACGTTACAACGAGGATTGCATTTCCAAGTTCAACAACCGGCAAAATTTTCGCGGCGAGCCGCTAATTCCGCTGGGCGAAGAGGGGTCAAAGCAAGCTTCTGCGTCGGCTCCGGCACCACCGGCTAATCCGATATTAGAGCCTGCGCCGATGTCCCCGGTCGGAAACCCTGTTGTGATAGCCAACCTTGATTTTGAGAGTGGAGATACAGGTTGGAGCATGTCGCCCGGTGCGCCTGGTACGTTTGCAATTAGCAATGTAGGTGGGCTTGCTGACACCGGGACGTGGTACGGTAGATATACTGGTGCCCCCGGTGGCTTTGCTGCGGTAAACATCGTTACGGATGGAGTCCTTATTTTGCCGGGGTCGCCAGTTTCCGTGAATGGTAGATTGCGGATAGTGTCCACTACTGTTGGTATAACATCTGTAACGATACGCGTGATGATAACCAGCGAGTCTCCGATGAGCGAGTTTGCAGACGTTAACAGCATCATATCTACGTTCAAGTTTAGCTCGTCGATTGATGGGACCCTGCAATGGTCTGATCTTGACGCTGTTAATTTTGCCGCAAACGATGCGTTTGCATCACCAATATGGCTTAGAGTAGGCGTGGTCATCCAGAACCCCGTTGGAGTTACTGACGTACTGATTGACGGTTTTTCAGTGACAGCGACCGGGCCATGATCGGGATCGTACAAGCAGCACGCCAGCTAATCGGCAAACCGTTTCGGCATCGCGGGCGCGGGCCGGTGTACTATGACTGCGGCGGTGTTGTTGCTCACGCATGCATTGCCGCTGGCATCGAGCCGCACGATATTGCGCTGTACGGGCGAGAGCCGCACAACGATGGATTGCGCAGTGCGATGGTTGCTACGTTTGGCGAGCCGGTCGATGCGGCAACTATGCGCGCTGGCGACGTGTTGCTGATGCGGTTTGTCGAGCATCCTCACCACTTGGCGATCGTTGGCGATCACCCGGCTGGCGGGTTGTCGATGATCCACGCAGACGGCAGCGTTGGGCGAGTAGTCGAGCACCGCATTGATAGCATGTGGGCTGGCAGGATAATCGAGGTATACCGATGGCACGCATAGTCCTACCAATTGCCGGTGCAGTAGTCGGTACATTTTTCGGCAATCCGGCGCTCGGGTTTGCGATTGGGTCTGCGCTTGGCAACATTGTTGACCCGCTAAAAATCGACGGGCCTGGTATTGGCGATCTACAGATACAGACGGGCAGAGAGAATGTGCCGCGCCCGATCATCTACGGCACTGCCGCAGTATCTGGCAATCTGATTTTCAGCGGCACGCCGATTGTCACTAAGCGCAAAGCATCCGGTGGCGGAAAGGGCGCTCCAAAAGTCACCGAATCTCGGCAGGCGCTTACGTTTGCAATCCGTGTTTGCGAGGGGCCGATTGGCGGTATTCTGCGGATTTGGGAGGATGAAAAACTGGTCTACGATGTGCGGGTGTCGCCAGAGATTCCGGCTGCCGATACTGCGCTGTTTGCCGCTGGCATCAACATTCATTTAGGCGCAGAGGACCAATTGCCTGATGCGGCAATAGAGGCCGAGGTCGGCACTGGATTAGCGCCATACCATCGCGGATCGTGCTATGTCGTGTTTGTCGGCAAAGACCTTACGGACACGGGCGGTCGGATACAGCAATACCGGTTTGAGGTGTCGGCCAATGCAATTGGCAACACAGAGCCGACGCTGCAAATAAATCTTACCGCAATACCGGGCAGTAGTAACGTCGCAGGTGTCGCTTATGTCAATGGGTTATTTATCCGATGGACTGGTTTCCCGCCACAATTGCCGCAGTCATCCGTTGACTGTGTAAATTGGTCGGTCGGCACGGTAGATTCGGAGTTTTTCTCAGGGCAATCAGATTCGCCGCCTGTCTTTTTCAATGGGCTTTGGCGCGTGATTTCAGGAGCTGGCTTCACCACACTCTATAATTCGACCAACGGTTCGGACTGGATTAACGCAGGGCCTGCGCCATTCGCTGGCGAATCATCGGTCGCTAACTCGGCTATAGTCAGTGGCGACTGGTACGTGTGGGACGGATTGCGCAGACTGTGGATTAACGATGGCGTGTCGTGGTCTAACGCTGGCGTGGTGACAGACATACCGGGCAGCACATTTTTTAGGCGGCTTAGGTCTAACGGCGTTTCGATCGTCGCGGTCGCAAGCAACAGCAAAATAGTGCGCTCTGTTGATGGCTTACTGTGGTCGGATGTAACAAACCCGTTGATGGGTACGCCAAAAACCGTGGATTGGTCGCCTGCCGATAACGCATATTTTGCTTTTTCTACTGTCGCCAATGTGCCTACAGTATGGCGATCAACCGATGGCGGGCTGACGTGGCAAGATTTAGGGATCATATCGACATCGCAAGACCCGTTCGACATTTTGGCGATATCAGAAACGGACTGGGTTTTCGGGCAACGGGGATCCGCGAGCATAAAATGCTCTCCGTCGCCGGTTTTTTCTATTGCGTTAAGTCCCGGCGATCCGGTGCCGCTGAGTAACGTAGTTGCCGACATATCAGCGAGGGCACAGCTAAGCGCCAGCGAAATTGACACGTCAATGCTAACAGGGGTAGTAAATGGCTATGTGCTCGGTGGGTTTTTCAGCGCATCGTCTGCGCTCGATCCGCTGCGGGCTGGTCATTTTTTTGATGCTGGCGAGTGGGACGGCAAAATCCGTTTTGTCCCACGCGGCGGCGATCCGGTAGCCGCGATAACGGAAGATGAACTTGTCGGCGACCCAGAAGAAACACGTCGCGGGCAGGCGTTGGAGTTTCCGCGAAAGCTGCACCTACAGTATCAAAACGCCGTCGCCGGATATGCACCAGCTAAACACACGGCAGAGCGAATCAGCCAAGACGTGCGTGTTACCGGCGAGATCGGGGCGAGCACGCCGGAGGTGATGGACTCCGACGAGGCCGCACGCCGTGCTTCGATCATGCTCAAAATATCGTGGATTGAATCCGCTGGGCAGGTGACGTTTGCAATACCCGATAGCTACTCTTGGATTACCACAACCGATATCATCACGCTAGCGGTACGCGGTAAAACAACACGCCTACGCGTAGAGACGGCGGAGGTTGCTGACGGCATCATGACGCTGACATGCCAGCGCGACCGTAGCAGCGCGCTCAGCAGCAACGCAATCGGCACAGTTATAACACCACCGCCGCCGCCAGCATCGACAAACCCTGGCGTAACTGAGTGGCACTGGCTCAACATCCCGGCGCTTGCTGACACGCATGACGTGCTGGGCAGCTATTTTGCCGCTGCAGGATCGTCCGAGGGCTGGGCCGGTGCCGTGCTGCAACGATCAACCGATGGCGGTGCTACGTACAGCGATACGGTTGTTAGCAGCGATGCGGTGCTTGGGACGTTGCTTGATCCGCTGCCAGCCGCACCGGCAGATTTTACCGACGCGCAAAACGTGATCCGTGTGTCGCTGGTAAACCCCGGCGATGAGTTAGAGAGCGTGACATACGAGCAGATGCTATCTGAGCAAAACGCAGTCGCAATCGGCGGGCCTGGCGGATGGGAGATAGTGCAGTTCCAAACCGCCGCCGAGGAATCGCCCGGAATCTGGCAGCTATCAACGTTGCTGCGCGGTAGGCTTAACACCACGCCGCTGGCCCACGCGGTTGGCGATGGGTTTGTCGAGCTAGCTGGCGTTAACCTGGTGGATAACAATGTTGCCCATATTGGCGCTACACTGACACACAGAGGCGTTGGCATCGGATCATCGCCGGAGTCTGCAACAGTGAGCGCAGAGACATACCAACCAGCAAACACGCAACGCGAGTGGGCGCCTGAGCAGGTTAGCGCGATGTTGAGCGGTGGCATGTTGTCGGCGTCTTGGATTGCGAGGCACCGATTTGGGACATCAGTGTACCCCGTTGCGAGTATCAATCTGATGGGTTACCGGGTTACAATCGCAGGTGCTGGCGGGCAGATTGAGGTGGATACGATGAGCACTAGCGCGAGCGTAGATGTGAGCACGCTGTCCGCACCGCTGACTGTTTCGGTCGGGGCGATAAACCGTATTACTGGGGTTGGTGATCTAGCTACAGTCGAGGTACCGTGATGTCGTTGACGCCGAGGTTATCGCTGGAGACATGGCCGAGTGGCATCGCCCAGGCCGATGTACCGGCGAACAATAACGTGCGGCGGCTTGATGCAACCGTCAACGCTGCTGTGCTGTCAAACGTCATTGCCGATCAGCCAGCATCGCCTGTTACCGGTGACTCATACATACTGCCAGCTAGCGCGACAGGCGCGCAGTGGGCCGGTCAACCTGCGGGCACGATAGCCTACTACGATGGCGCGTGGTCTTTTTACACGCCAGTACCCGGCATGATCGTGCAGGTACAAAACGGTGCAGCACCTTTTTGGCTCCGTTACCAAAGCGGGGCATGGCTCACTGAGTCGCAGTCGCTTGATGCAGAGTTATCGCAAGTGATCGGAGGCACCGCTGGAACCGGGCTTGTTTCGTTCGGCGGGCTGTCGGTCAACGCAAATCCTGCGCTGTTTGACGTTGGCGAGGTTGATGCGTGGTACGTGGATAACACGACAGACCATACCGCGCCGATCCGCACGCGTGCCGTGTTTGCCGCTCAATCCGGTATCACGGTAACCAACATTGCAACCGCTATCGCAACGTATGTCGGCATCAACGTGTCCGGCGTGATCGTGCAGCAAACCACACCATTCAGCGCCGCACAATCACGCTCGATTGTGCAGCTAGGCGTGCTCGCTCATGCTAACCACACGTCTATTTTGTTAGCTAGCAACAGGCCACAGGTAACGCTGTCGCCTAGCAATCAGTTGCAGGACGTGCTACGTGCAGTAGGGACGGTCAGCATAAACGGCGGCAACAAGATCAGCGCAAACGGCGCTAACCTGGCGCTCGATAAATCGGCAGGAATGATACTGCGCGAGGGCGTCGGCTTTGTTGCCGATCACACTAGCCCGCACAGTATTTCGCTTGCCGCGCAGACTGCCGCGACGTTTCGCTACCGGCTACGCGATGGGGCGGAATCCGGCGATGTTACTGCGGTAATCCCCGGATCGTACGATAACGCTGGCGCTGTCGGCACGGTACCGGCAAACAATTTCACCATCCAGCGCGTGTACCTTTTCCCGAGTGGCGCGATGCGCATTTTGTACGGGCAGACGCTGCACGCAACAATGGCGGCTGCCGTGGCCGAAATCCGAAACGAATCGTTTGTGATTGATCCAGCAACAGAGGATAACGGCACACTGCGCGCATGGCTGGTGCTGCGCAACACAACAACGTCACTGCAAAGCGCTACGGACGCACGGATAATTTCAGCGAATAGGTTTGGCCTATGAACGTAGCATCGTTTTTCAAGCCCGGCGACACGTTTGACTACTCTGGGCAAATCACGGTCAACGGTGCTGTCACCGACATGACGGGGTGGGCCGCAACGCTGCACATTGACGCGGCAACGTCCGGGCTTAGTGGCGGCGTTCAACAGCCTGGTGTAACTGTTGCAGACATTGCCGGGACGTGGGTTGACGCTCTGCAGGGAGTTGTGCGGTTTACGGTGATCGACACCACGGCGTGGCCGGTCGGCCCTACGTATCTGTTAGACCTGTCGCTGCTATCGCCCACCGGGGCAATCACTACATCCGGCACTATCCGTCTCATCACTGATCGCAGGATCGGCGCAACGTGATCGAGGTAACGCTATCTCCGGTCACGCGTGTTGATGCAACGCTAAGCGGTGCGCAAGGCGCGTTGTCGCTTGCTGGATCGCCATCGCTTGACGCGTTGCTCACGCCAGTGCTGGTCGCGTCTGCCGGTGGTGGATCGTCTGAGTTTTTGACATTGACGGCTGGCGAAACGATCCAGTCACGTCGCGTGGTGCGATCGGAAAACGGCGTGCTGATGGCGGTTGATACTGCGATACCTGCACACGCTCAACAGATCGTTGGCGTAAGCGTTGGATCGGCTATTGCCGGGCAGTCGGTGGTTGTGCAGCGGTTCGGCTTGGCCGACGAAACAGGCTGGTCATGGTTACCTGGCGTATTGTTTGCCGGTGCGTCCGGGCAGTTGACGCAAGCGCCGCTGGCTACTGGCTGGCTATTACAAGTAGCGCGTGTTGTATCGGCAACGCGGATTGACATTGACATTGAGCAACCACTAGCGAGGTGACATGATGAGCACAAATCTATTTGTGACACTTACCAACAATGTAAAAACTTTGGTGCAGGCAATCAGCGCGAGCGTAGGCGCAAGTGATGCAAACAAAATTGTGGCAACCGGGGCAGACGGGCGGATTGACAGCACTCTCATGCCTACTGGTTTGGGCGCGGACTCAAAAGTTGTCGTCGCTAGCGAGGCGCTGAGTGCTGGCGATTTCGTCAACATCCACGACGTAGCTGGCGCGGCAAACGTGCGCAAGGCTAGTGCTGTTGACGCTACTAAGCCAGCGCATGGGTTCGTCGCGAACAACTTCGCATCGGCCGCATCTGCCACTGTGTTTTTCGAGGGCAGCAACAGCGCGGTATCTGGCCGTACGGCTGGCGTGCAGTACGTGTTGAGCAACGTAACGCCTGGCGGGTCGGTTGCTATCGGGTCGTTTGTACCTGCTACCGGAAACATCGTGCAGACGCTCGGCGTTGCAACTTCGGCAACCGAGATCAACGCTGAGATTGACGGCAGCTACGTAGTGATCGGCTAACCGATGGCAACGCGCGCACCGCTAACGTTGTCGGGTAATCGCGTACTGCGCTTGCCAACTGGCGACACGATCGACCCGGCATATTTGCCAGCGAGCGGTGGCGGCCTGTCGGGGTCAACGGTAACCGCGTCAACGGCAATCGCCGCAGGGCAGGGCGTCGTGGTGAACAACGCCGTGACGCAGAGCATCACGCTGCCGGTATCAGTGGCGGCTGGCGATTTGTTTGCGGTACACGCAAAAGGCGCGGCGCACAGGATCGTGAGCAACGGCAATGTGATTGATGCCGTTGGCAGCGGCAATGATCTGATGGTTAGCGACGGCGATACCGCGATGCTGGTAGCGTATGCTGCCGGTCTACTGAGGATAGTGTAATGGCAGACGTGTTGCTGAGTAGCATAGTGCAACCGGCGGAGAGTACGTCGCAGTTATTCGGGTTCCAGTCCGAGCCAGCCGGTATAGCCCCGGCAGATGGGGCTGCCTTAAAAACGTTTTCTGGCGCGCTAACCGCTAACGTCCTGAAGGAAATGGTTAACGTTTCTGGCTCTGGCTATATAGATTATCTTGCGTTAAGGCGGGTGGACGGAACTGTTAGAAGCACGAGGATAGTGCTACACATAGATGGCGCTGTTGTCATAGATATGGCAAGCAGCGCTATAGCAAAGTTTGGCGCGGTGCAATACGTTGTTGGGATTGGTCAGTCACTTGGCCCGCCGATCCCGTTTGCTAAATCTTTTGCGGTCGAAATATCATCGTCGTTAACAGAGATAGACAAACTGACCTACTACATCAGGTACAGAATATGACGGAGCACTACGAAGATATCATTCACCAAGGGCGCGTAGTCGGCAGACGGCTAGTTGTCGATGCGGTGCCGGATGTTGTTGTTGTGCAAACGCGCATTGCCCGCGACGATTTCATCGAGCGATTCACGCCGCGGGAATGGTTGGCGGGGCAGAAACTCGCGCAGACGGATGCGAATCTAGCAATGGCGCTTGCGCTGCTGATGGGCAAACCGGACGGCATGGTCGATCCATCGAGCCAGCGC